ATGAAGATCAGAACTGACACCGGCCAGCGCCGCGCACATATCAACGTCAAAGATCGCCGCGACGGCAGGCCCGGACTCGTCATCAGTCAAAGCGGGCACACCGTGCTCTTGTCCAAAGCCGAATGGCTAGCGGTACGCGAGCAGGCCGACAGCATTCTAGGAACACAGGGGGAAAACCAATGATCGCCGTAATCGAACGGCCCGGAGGCGTAACCATCGCCCACGACGGCCAAGTAGTCGGGCACTTCACAATCGCCGAGGCTGACGACCTCAGAGCCAAACTCACCGACGCACTGAACCCCGTCAACACCGCAGCCGTGACGCCCGCCAAAGCGCGGATGCGTCCACCGATTCTCCGCTACCCCGCAGGAATCGACCAATGAGCGCCACGATCACGGTGCAGGCCAAACATGGCGAACCGTACACAGTCAGTCGACAAGGCAAATGGCTGCGCATCTCCCGACCCACACGAGACGGACAATTCGTTCATCGAATAGAGATGACCACACGCGACGCCTACCAGATAGCGAACGCACTAGTGGACCTACTCGAAACTCGTGGGACTACTTAAGCCCTGCCTAGAGTGCGGCGCGTTAAGCGACCGGGCACGCTGCCCCCAGCACCGACCTAAGGACACAAGGAACGCTAGGCAACGCGGCTACGACACCGCATGGACACGGCTAAGCAAACGAGCACGGGCTAAACAGCCCTGGTGTAGCGACTGCGGCAGCAACCAAGACCTACAAGCAGACCATTCACCGCAGGCGTGGCAACGCAAAGCGAACGGGTTACCGATCCGCCTAGAGGACATCGACGTGGTGTGCGGCGACTGTAACCGGCGCAGAGGCGCAGCCCGCTAACCGTCGATATCGCCCGCCGGATCAACCGGGTTAGGACATTGAGGACTGCACCAAAGCCCGGATAGCATCGGACGCGTAAACCTGACCGTCAACAATCATGTCGTCCACTTCTTCCGAAATCAGAGTGCCGCGTCAGGGTCACTTTACTGACGCCAGTAAAGTGATCAAGGGGGGTCGTTGGGGCACGTTGTGCACTTGCGGTCAGTGCGTCGAATCCATCGCCGATGCGCCATAGCGGACAATTTAGCCGCTGTAACCCACGCTAAGCCACAAAGACGCGCGCTCGGGTAGTCCTTATCTAGCCCACCCATAAAAGTCGCTCAGCGTTGAAATTAGACGGCAAAGGTGGGGGGTAGGGCCGCGTCGTCGCGTCGGGTACCCGAATGGCAAGGCAGACTTTCGATTACTTTCGAGTCGACTCGAAAGTGAAATGCTGCTCACTTTCGCGGCGCCGAGAAAGTGATCGGCAACGCTGCGGTATGCCACAAAAAGCCTGGTCAGAACGCATAACTGAATATTGAAGGGGGGCGTATGCCTGTCCGCGCTGGACCTAAACAGCAAGTGTTAGCACCCCCGTTGAGCTTCAAAAATTGGCCGAAAGATCGTGCTAAGCGGCGCGAAAAGTTTGTTCGTGAGTATCTGCGTATTCCGCGTGGGGCTGGTGTAGGTAAGCCGTTTCGGTTGCAGCCGTTTCAGCAGGAAATTACGCGTGGGGCGTTCGCGCCGGGTATTCGTACGGCGCTGGTGTCCATTCCGCGTGCTAACGGTAAGACGGCTTATGCGGCTGCGATGGCGTTAGCTGAGTGTTTTGTCGGCCCGGAGTCAGCCGAGGTTTTGACGGTGGCTAGTGACCGGGCGCAGGCCGGGCACGTCCTTAAGTACGCGAAGGCGATGGTTGCTAAGTCGCCCGAGTTGTCGGCGCGGGTTGTGGAGTATTCCGACCGGCTTGTGATCCCGGAGAACGACGCCGTGATTTTGCCGCTGCCTGCTGAGCCGGGCGCGCTGCATGGCTATGACCCGTCGCTGCTGATTGTCGATGAGCTGCATGTGGTCACTGAGGCGGTGTGGGAGGCGGCTACGTCGGTGGTGGGTAAGCGGCCACCTGATGAGTCGTTGACGTTGGCTATCTCGACACCTGCGACGAGCCCGGACAGCGTCATGTGGCGGCTTGTGGAACACGGACGTGTGGGTGATGACCCGTCGTTCTATCTGAAAGAGTTCTGCGCGCCTGACGGGTGTGCGAAGGACGACCGTGCGGCCTGGCGGGCGGCTAATCCGGCGATGACATGCCCGCAGGCGTTTCTAGCCGAGGACGGCATGTTGGCCGCGATGCGGACTCTTCGGGAGCCGGTGTTTCGGCAGCTACGGCTAGGCCAGTGGGTCAGCGGTATTGATGCGTGGCTGCCGTGGGGCGCGTGGGATGCGTGCCTAGACAGCACCCGCACGGTTAAGCCTGGCGAGCGCGTGACGTTCGGTTTTGATGGTTCGGTTTCGGGCGACTGCACGGCTTTGGTGGGCTGCACGATGGACGGCCACGTGTGGGTTGAAGGCTTATGGGAGAACCCCAGGCCCGGTGACCACAGCTACCGCATCCCGCGCGTTGAAGTGCTCGACGCTATCGACGCCGCTTTCGCCCGATACGACGTTGCTGAGATTGCGTTTGATCCGGCGTTCTGGCGAACGGACTTTGAGCGGCTACAAGGCAAGTACGGCGAGCGACGGGTGATTCAGTACGACACGAATGTCGTCACGCGGATGGCACCGGCCAATGACCGTTTCTACGCCGCCGTGATGGACCGCAAAGTGTCCCACGACGGCGACGACCGTCTATCCGCGCACATGGCCCATTGCACTGCTGAGCGGACGATGCACGGCGACACGGTGCGTAAGGACCGCCGTAACAGTCCACGCAAGATTGACGCCGCTATCGGCGCAATCATCGCTTACGACCGCGCAATGGTGGCCGCTAACAACACAACTGAAAACGGGGTTTGGTTCTTTTGAGCAAGACAGATATTGAGACGCTTAACCGGTTGGTTAAGGAACTCGATGCGCCGATCGGGCACTACAACACGCTGGACAAGTATTGGTACGGGAGGCAACCGCTAGCGTTTCTCGCGGAGGAACACCGGAAACTATTGGGCGGCAGACTTAACCGTCTGGTCACTAACATTCCGCGCCTTACGGTGCTTAGCATCGCTGAGCGGCTTAGGGTGCAGGCTTTCGACGGGGTTGATATCTCCCAGGAATGGGAGGCGTCGAACATGGCGCAGAACATCGGCACGGTGTTCCGTGAGGCCCTGCTGTTGGGTAGCTCGTTTGTGCTCGTCAGCACCGCGGCTGACGGTTCCCCGCTGATCACGGTGGAGTCGGCTAGGCAAGTCAGCGTTGAGCGTGACCCGGCTACCCGTGAAGTGCTAAGCGCGGTGAAGCGTTGGGAGACCCGCACGAGCACCGAGGCCACCCTGTTCCTACCGGACCGGATCGTGAGGTTTTCAGCACCGACTAAGGGCGCCAGCGCTAGCGCTTTGCGGCAGGTCGACGCGTGGTTTAACCCGCTGGGGGTGGTGCCGGTGGTGCCGGTCATTAACGCTGACCGCCTCCTAGACGTGCATGGCTGTTCTGAGGTGTCGGATCTGCTGCCGCTGGTCGATCTTGCCAACAAGTTCCTTGTTGATATGGCGTGTACCAGTGAGGCGACTGGGCTGCCGCGCCGTTGGGCGACCGGTTTGCAGCCGCGCGAGGAAGTCGTTAAGGACGACGACGGTAACCCGGTGCTGGACAGTCAGGGCAACCCGGTTAAGGAGCTGGTCAGCCCGGTTAGCGATGACCGGTTCAAGATGGCTGTTGCTAGTTCTGAGGCCGCGAAGTTCGGTCAGTGGTCGGCTGCCGATATGGGCGGCTACGAGTCGTCTATGCGGGTGATCATGGCGCAGATCGGCGCTATCTCAGCGTTGCCACCGGCTTATCTGGCGGCGTGGGATGCGCAGCCCACCTCTGCCGATGCTGTACGCGCGCAGGAATCTTCATTGGTGGCCCGGGTTGAGGCTAAGCAACTGATCTTCGCGCCCGCGCTTGAGCGGGTGGCCGCGCTGGTGGTGGCTGTTCGTGACGGGGTTGACCCGGCGGGTGTGACCCCTCGTGTGCGGTGGGGTGATCCGGCGTCGCGGTCGCAGGCACAGGAGGCTGACGCGGCGGTCAAGCTGTATCAGGCGGGGGTGTTGTCCCGCGCTGGCACGCTGCGCAAGCTGGGCTATTCCGATGATGAGATTGCCGCTGAGCGGTCTGCTGCGCGTGCTGAGGCTTTGGACGGCCAGGGCGTCAACGTCGCTGCTGGTCAGGATCGTTCTACGGGGTCCCGTAATGTGACGCCCGCGCCTGCCGAGGCGGCGTGAGCGCGGTAGACGACTACCAGGCAGCCACCGAACAGCTCGCAGCAGACACCGCACGCGAAGTGCTTGCACTTAACTCTGAGGGCTTACCGCCTAACGAGACGGTGCTACTTATCGCGGCGGCTATCAACCGTGCTAACGCTTCTGCGGTGACGCTGGCGGACGTGTGGCTGTCGGTACAGATCGAAGAGCTTGCCGGGCAGCCGGTGCCGACTGTGGGTGTGCTGCCGGTGGACAGCTCCGAACGCTTGGTTAAGGCGGCGACGACCGTGCTTAGCGATCAATTTGTTGACACCAACACAAAGATCGGCGATCACTTTGGGGACGCCCCCAAAGTGACGGCCAGCAACAGTCGGCAAAATGCCGTAACGCCTGATCAGATAGCAGATATCGAGAGTCCGGCAAACGTGTCGGGCATGCGGTTAGAGCGCTTAGCGCGCTCCGAGGTTTTCGAGACGGCGCAGAACGCCACCCATGAGGCCATGCAAGAGCAAGACCTTATTGAGGGTTGGGTGCGGCACATGGATGCCGACCCGTGCCAGCTCTGCCGGTGGTGGTGGCGTGACGGGCGGGTGTGGCCCAAAGCCCATCCGATGCCCACACACAAGGGCTGTAACTGCACTCAGCGGGTGGTGCTTACGGAAAGCGTTGCAAGCACCGGCTTTACGAGACGACTTGAGAGGAACACATGACCGACATTGTTGAGCAGCCCGCCGAGGGCGACGCACCCGACACCGTTGAGGCGGCGCCGGATGAGGGCCGGGGCGCGGAGGGCGAGCAGAAGCTAGCCGACGCCGAAGCTAGAGCAGACAAGTACGCCCGCGCACTATTTGAGGCGCGCGTGGCCGCCACCGGCCGGTTGGCCGACCCGACCGACGTGCCGTTTAACGCCGACCTCGTAGACGACCCGGGCGCGCTCAACGAGGCCATTAACGCACTGCTAGCGGCTAAGCCTCACCTGGCGAACCGTAAACCCGCGTGGGGCGACGTAGGCGCTGGACAGGCCACACCGTCGAGCGGGGGCCCGACGTTCGCTGACCTGTTTCGGAGCGGTTAATGGAGTCGCTGACGGTGTACCGGGGCGACACCGACCGCTACGGCAACCCGAATAAAACAGTCCACGGCACGGTGCAAGGCGTTCTCTCTTGGGGGAGCACGCAACCATCGACCCCAGTTGGTGGACGCGGCGAGAACGCCAGCACCGGAGCCGAACTGTACGTGCCACGCGGCGTCGATGTGAAAGCCCGCGACCGGATCGAACGCGCCAGCGGCGACACGTACCGGGTGGTCGGCGGCGCGCAATGGGACCAAGACCACCCGGTCACCAACCGAAATTTCGGATGGGTCGTTTACCGATTGGAGGCAACGTGAGCGGCAATAGGCATCCGCTGCGGGACATCGACACGCGCAGCGTGGGCGCAGCCGTCCTAATGAGCCCTGCTCTGGGCGGCCTGTTACAGAGCCAAGCGAACCTAGTTGCGGCCCTGTACCGGGCCAGGGTCGCTAAGCGGACCGGCAAGCTGGCCGGTTCTACGAACGCGTTCGTGACTATGGGCGGCCACCAGGGCGACCGCCTTGTCGGCAAGGTGACGGTGGGCACCGGCCTTGAATACGGCGCTTTGCATGAGTTCGGCGCGCCGAGCAACCCGAATCGTCAGGCCGCCAAGGATCTGGCTGAGGTTGTCGACTCGCTGACTAAGGGCGCTTAAGTGCCCTTAACCCGTTAGTCAAATATCGCGATAATTAAATAAGGAAAACTAAATATGGCAGTTCTAAATAGCAATCTGGCGCAGGCGTGGACCCCTGAGGATTACGGCAAGCTTATTGACCTTGTCGTGGCTGAGAAGTCAATTGCATTCCAGGCGAGCACGGTCACGCAGACCGGTTCGGAAACAATCCGGTTTCCGATGCTGACCGCCGACCCGGCTGTCGGGTGGTACGCCGAGAACACGCAGATCAGCCTTACCGACCCGACGAACACCGAGTTGGTGATTACGCCTAAGAAGGTCGCCGGTCTTAACCAGATCAGTAACGAGGCAGCCCAGGATACGAATCCGGCTGTGGCCGACCAGATCGGGCGTGCGCTCGCGCGGTCCGTCGCTAAGAAGGTTGACAGTGCGTTCTTCGGCAACACGGTGACGAACGGCCCGAGCGGTCTGCTGTCGCTGGTGGGTGTGAATGTGGTCGATACCGGTACGGTGACTCTTACGTCTCTGGACCCGTTCCATGACGCTAAGGCTGCCGCTTTGGCTGATGGTGCGGCGTTGACGCATTTCATCTTGGCGCCTGATGTGGCGCTGGCCCTGGCGAAGGCTAAGCAGGCTACCGGCTCGAATATGGGCCTGTTGGACAACGTGGCCGATGGCGTGAGCCTGGCAGGGGTCAAGGTTCTGGTGTCTACCGACGTAGCGGCCGGTAACGCGTGGGGCGTTGATGCAACGCAGATTCACGTGGTCCAGCGCACCGGCACCACGGTCGTTATGAGCGCCGATGCGGCGTTTGACTATGACGCTGTGCAGGTTCGAGCGACGGCCCGCGTCGGGTTTGGTTTCGCTAACCCGGCTGGCGTTGTTCGTCTGCACGACGCGAGCTAAGCCGTGCCGCCGGTTACTGGTGCAGACGTGGCCGCGCTCTTAGAGGGCGCGGCCACGGAGGCTGTAGCGCAACGCGCGGTGGACGCTGTGAGGCTGATGGCACAGGCATACACGCGCGGTGAGGGTTTCGACCAGGGCGACAGCGCCGACGAACCTAACGCTGAAATTAACGCGGTGATCTTGACGGCGGCGTGCCGCCTGGCGCGCAATCCGGGCCAGCTCGCCACGTCGGAAACGATGGGTCCGTTCAGCTTCGATGTCCGCGGCGGATTCCAGGGGTTCAACCTCGCTGAACAGGCCGCTTTGGACCGTTACCGGGTGCACGGCCTGTGA